TTAGCTTGCACATTTGTCAAAAGCTTGGTGTCTCTGTTGTTCATGTGGCGATACTTGAAACATTCCATGTCTAGCAAGAATCCATATCCTGCATAATCTTCTACGAATAGAGGGTTATGAATGATGTTGATCTTACCGAATGGAGTTGTGTATTCGCTGATAGCCATTCCGTAACTCTTCTCAAGTGGTCTCATTTGGATTTGACCTCTAGCAAATACATTAACAGCTTGTAGAACAAGTCCGCCAGCCATTAACACCTTTGAGTCATTTCCGTAGGTGAAACCTTCTCTCAAAAAAGTATTGAAATCAGGAGCAGATAAAACACCACCTTGATTTTGAACATATGAGTTCCCTGTTTCGATGAACTCCAATACTCCACCTGTTGCACGTCTTGGATGACCTTGAGTGCCGTTAGTGTCATATTTCTTTTCACCAAACCAGAAAGCTCTTTCAATGTCCAAAGCATGCTCTGTACCTTTTTTAGCTCTTAAGTATGGTAAATCTGGACCACCGTAAAGTTTTACATTCTTTTCAGTATCTGACAATGCGATTGTAGTTCTGAAAATCTGTGTGTAATTAGTGTTTCTTGCAGAACGAGTTGTGTTAACGTTTCTTGCGGAAGCGTTTTCTTCACTACCACTACCAATTATGAATAAACCATCACCGTCAGCACCAGCTGTAGCAGCTGTAGCACCTAATGAACGATTAACTGTAATTGTTGTAGCAGAAGCAATAGTAGCAACTGACATTCTTTCATTCGTACGTTGATTGATTATAACATCACCAACAGTAAAAATGTAAGCTGAACTTGCACCTGCACCAGATACAGTAACCGTAGCTAAAGCACCAGTTGTATAAGTTCCGCTAGTTTTGGCGTATCGTCCGCCGTAAAAATCTTCGAACCATCCAAATTCAGGATTGGTTGTAACTTGTTTCATCAAAGATGAGCCTTTCCAAGCTTTACCGTCATAGACCTTACCAACATTAGTCATCAAAGTAACTAAAGGATGTTTGTTAGGTTCTAATAAAAATATCTTGTCAACGTTGTCAAGAACTAGTCTTGCTTCAGCTGAAGATACGGCAGTTGTTCGTGGAGAAGCTGCTACAGTACCCTGATCGTGGGTTGGTTCTGTGTAATCATTGTGTATTATAAATAGAATTTATTTCTATTTCTATATATTTCTATATAGGTTGGACTCTATCATCACTATCTTATGTAGTGTTTAACGTACTAGTCTCTGAGATTTTATGACTTTAATTTATAGTGCATACACTCTGGTATTTCACTAATATAACTTTCAAACATTTGTATTAAACTTTTTGAATCTTTTGAATTAAACCTTATAAAATAAGTTTCTTTATGAGAATTATAACTTATTTTTGCATCTAGTTTAAATCTTTGCCAAAACCAAATTTTTAATGTTTTGTGTTCTGACAATGTAAAACAATCGGTTGCAAACCTGCATACTTTAGATAAAGAACCTTTTCCGTTTTGTACATAACCTCCATCATCTAAGTACCAAATTAATAAAGAATAATTATCTATATTGTTTAATAATTTTCTAGATATGTATTTTGTTCTTTTTTTCTTATTTCCTCTATAGAACAACCCATACATATCAGTAAAGTCCTGATGTTGTATTGTGCTATATAAAGAAAAATCATTTCTGTCTAATGTTGCATTTTGACTAATAATAAATGGTTCTAATATCTTTTTTTTATATTTAAGATATTCTAGTTGTTTTAAACAATGACCTACTTTTATTCTACATTGACCGTTGTCTCTTACATTTATATTTGCATCACCCAACAATGTTCCATAACAAAGTTGTTTCTGTTTTAAAGTTAAATGATTTATTTTGCGTATCTTATTTCCACAAATACGCTGTTTTTGTGTGTTTGTCATATCTTATCTGCTGATTGTGCATAATTAATAGATTTTAAGGGTTCGATTCAAAATCACTTCTGAATTATCCTACTATTAATGTGACTGCAGTTTCCAGCATATGGTTAAATTTTATATCCACGTTACATTCATGGATATCCCATAGGAGTTTCCTTTACGCGTAAACTGATCATTTTGTCAGTTTACATAATAGTTAAATTTTGTAACCTAACTATTACTATTCAACACTCTGTGTTAAAAAATATTTGGATTAGTGGCGTTACCGATTAATTCATCGACTAACTCTCCACTATTCATTTGCCCAGTGCCTTGAGATGCACCACCGCCAGCGTTGGCAGCAATGTTTTTAGCTTCCTCTCCTGCTCTTTCTGTTTCCATAGCGTCATATTTCTTTTGCAACGCAGCACCTTTAACCGCATCATATGCAACTCTGATATCACTCTGATTAGGGTGATCAGAAAACCATTTTTCAATAGTTCCTGCATATTCTGGGAAATCGGTTTTTGAGTTTGCAAAGTCATATACACCTTGCTCGAATGTTCGCTTTTCCTCAATTTCGCTCAAGCCTCTTTGAAATTTTGTTTCAATTCCTTTAAAGCCTTCTTCGAGTTTACTGGAAATCAATTCCTCTATTTTAGCTGGAGAAGCCTTGTCATATTCTTTTGCACCAAGTTCTTTTTTAACTTGATTATGTGCTGTTGTAACAGTTTTGGCTTCGTTTGTTGAGACTTTGCCTTCTAGAACTGATGTAACTAAATCACCTGTTATCTTGTCATCTAATATGGCTTGTAACAGTTCAGGACTTTCGTCCAATTTAGTTAACAATGGAGAAACGTTATCAAAAAATGATCTCATTTCGCCAAGTTCGTTTCCTTGGGCTCCCAACCTACTCTCTAATTCTTCATATTGGTCTTTTGGAACATATTGATTTAAATCAACATATTCAGATTCTGTCTCAACTTCTTGTGCCGACTCCCCAGCGTTTACAGAAGTTGCTGGATCAGCTTGTATTAATTCATCTACATTCCCCGCCTGATCAGAAGCGGATGCGATGTTTTTGTTTTCTTCACTCATAATTTTTTATGCTTCATAATTAATTTTTAAAATTTTAAATTAAAAATCGACTTTCAATTTATTGTTATTCATTTTCATTGTTATTGTTTCTTGAAGCTAATTCCTTGGCTAGTCCAATAAGGTCTACACCTTCTTTTGTGTTTTCCTTGTCGGCCTTTAACTTTTTGGAAATGGCTTCCGAGACCTTATCGTTACGTTTTGACTTAATCTCTTTGTGTGTTGTGTTTTTCTTCATAATGTTTATTAATAATTATTTATAATCTTTGTTATAACCCTTCTCTTTTTCTTTTTGGAAAGTCTTGCTTTACCATTATCTAATTTTAATCTGCCTTCCCCCTTAGAAGTTTCCGTTGTTCTAATTTTATCATTATTTTCCATATAGTTGTATTATACCATAAGTTCTACTTATTAAGTATTTTTTTGGACCTTTTTGCGACTATTCCTTTTTATCTGCCTTGTCTGCTTCTATTGCAGCCTCTTCTCTTTTCTTTATCTCACCATTAACAAAAGCCTCTAAATAGGTTAATCCTGAGTAGAAACCCTGATTCCTTGCTGTTTCAGTAGGACTCTTGATGGGGTCTACACTTCTCATAATCTGGTCTGCCATTACTTTTAACTGACCATAATAGGTCATTAATGCTGGCCAAAAAGATGAATAGCTTAACTCCACCAATAAGTCTTTAATCTCTGAATCAGTAAGATTAACTTTTACTTTTTCTTGTGGTGAATCTTGTTTGTTGTCTTTCTTCATAGTGTTTTTGTTATTTAATTATTTATTATCTATTGATTTTTTTCTTCTTCTTTGATTTTTTTATCTTGACTTTTAATATAATTTCTTGCCCCTTTGTAATTTCCTTTTTTAACAAACTCTTTAATTTTCTTTCCAGCTTCCTTATAGCTTTTCTCACCCATAATTCCATAACTAACTTTTGTTCCTTTTTCCATCCCACGTATCATTTTATCTTCTGTTCCAATTCCAGGTGTTTTTCTTTTAACAAACTTTTTGCCAGCAGATGCATAGTTTTTTATAGTTTCACCAGCCGTTTTTGGATTAAACTTTTTTAATGTTTTTTTGAGCCATTTGTTTTTTGTATTTTCTTTTTCCATAATTTTTAACTTTGAATATTATTTGTTTTATTCATTAGTTGAGCCTCTGGACCATTAGGGGCCTTTTGTGATATATTAGTATTAACTTTTCCTCCCATATTTAATCCACGTGGATTAGATGTTCCTCCTGATTGTGGAGCTTTTATTCCCTGTGCTGTTGGTGGTGTGCCTTCAGCATTTAATAAGTTTATTGGAATTGCCGCATCACTAAACCCAGACTGTCCTCCAAGTAATCTATTTACAGCCTCACTTGTTTCTGGCGGAATAGTAGAATCAGCAGCTATGTTGCCAAACCCATGTGGTTGTTCACCACCCATCATCATTTCATTCTGTGGTAAACCTCCTGCTTCTTCCCATGGCATTGGTTGTTGTCCTTGTTGTTCTGCTGACACAGAATCTAAACTCCAGTTAAAGTCATGTAACAATTTAGATGTTAACTTTTGTGGGTCAACGAAAGGTAAATTGATTAACAATTGGAATAAGTCCATATCTTGTTTTTTCTTAATATCGTTTTGTCCAGCAATTGAAGGAGTAACCGATGCTTTAAAATCAAAGGCACCTTTCAAATCATCGCTTTCTATAAGTGGATATAATGTTGCTCCATCTTCACCAATAACACGAATTGTCATTGCTTTAGTAAAGAACTGTTTATACATAGATATTTGATATCTTAACATGTCTGCATATGCATCACCAAGATGATTAACAAATAATCTAACCCTTTCAAGGGTTGATTCTCTTAAATGTCGAACCTCTGTTGCACTACCAGCACCACCACCTGAACCCATAGAAAAATCATCAACACCAGAAGCGTAACTCATATCACCTTTCAATAGTTCTTCTTCCTTATATGCACTAGATTTAATATCACTAAATTGTATTTCTTTAACACCATTTGGATCTGGTGAATAAATAATACCAAAAGGTCTAGTTACTAATTCACTTTGATTAATGTTTGCTAAAGGATTTACAATCCACATTTTATGGATACTCAACGTCATTGAATCTAATCTCTGATTCTTAACCATGTTCAACAATATTTGTGGGCTTTCTAAAATCAATGGTATTCCATATCCTTCAAATTCATTAGGAATCTTTAAGTAAGGAACTTCAATAAAAGGTGATTCTTTAAAGTCGTAAGGAATTGGCATTTCTGCACCTTTAAGAATTGGTACTCCGCCAACCATTACTGCATATTTATCTTTATGTGGTCTCCACCATTCAAATACTTCATACATCTGTAAGCCCTTATCATTTGAACTGGTTCCCTCTTTTGTATTGTAAGAGAATCCATTACCAGATTGACCATGGTCTGAACCCTTTGTTGTATTTTCTTGTGTTGATTTTACTTCTTGTCTAATAGAAGCATAGTCTGTCATATCACCACTTCTTGCTTCAAGAGCCATATTCAGTCGCTTTTGGTCAGCCATTGGATATCGTCTCTTAATCTCATCACCAGTAATGGTTAATCGTTTAAACCAGAATTGTTTATTTTCTCTATTTACATTTCTCCAATCATACCACAAGGAATAATTGTCTACCCATTCAGTAAAAGGAGCGTCATAAAAAGTTTCAGATTTTTCTTTCCACACTAACTTTTTCTTTAACAAATCCTTAGATTGTAAAAACTTTCGTTTTCTAACATCTTTCTTCCAACTCACTTGCATGAATCCTGTACCATAAATTAAAGCAGAATCTACTATCATCTCTGATACACTATCCATCTTCGAAATCTCCCAAGTATAATCACTAACTTGTTGTAATTTCGTAGCCTTTAATTGATCATCTTCTGTTCTACCTTGTACAGTAAACTCAGGTCTCGCATCTAAGATACGAGGTTTGAGCGTTTCAACCACACCATGTGTGTATGGAACAAAGACGTTTGCTTGCCAGCTTTTTATTTCTTTATCACGATCCCCAGTATAAGCAATATAAAGTTTATATGCTCTATCTAGTCTGGGCTTGATACATGCCACGAAATAATTTCTGGCATCATCTAACTCAAGATTAAACTCACTTATAAGAGCTTCTTCTTTTTTTCCAAAGTCGGATGCATTGTAGTCTTTTTGTTGTACCATATTTTTATTTATTTATTATTAGTATGAAAAGTTCACAGGTAAATAATCATTATAATTTAATTGTGTTAGTGGCTTATCACATAAGATTTTAAATCCCTGATAAGCTATTGCAGTAGCCATAACGCAATCGTCATGGAAACCTTCCTGTGATATCATGTTGTTGTTCTTGTCATAAACATAAACAAGCATTTCATCTAATATTTCTTTACTATGTATTATTAATTCATTATCTCTTACTGATTGTGCAAACTCGTCTATAAGCATTGGTTTCGTTTTCTTGTTTGTTTGCCAACCGATCTTGTCCGTTATTGTTGAACCGATATGTTCAAACTTAGCTGGTCTAAAGTATAATGATGGATACAATAACTGTTTCAATGTTGTTACTGTTGTTAATCCGTGATTATTAATTTCGACTACCATTAACGCATTATTGTATTCTCTGCCTACCTTACTAATCTGTGCAGCCAATCTATCTGGAGCGATAAGGTCACGAAACATTGCAACCTCTTCTCCTGTAGTTCTGTCAAAGATAGTAGCTACAGAATAATCTCCACCCTGAATACCTTCTGATACATCAACCCCGCACACATACATCTTATCTTTTTCTGGTGGACTGTATCTTGTCCATTTGTCTTGTTCGTAAACGACAAACGTTGTCTTATCTTTTAATATCCTTTCTGCACCAACTTTCAATATATTCTCTCTTTGTTTCTTAATAACCTTTTGGTCAAACACTGAACGACCAGAAGCAAGAAACTCTAACTCATATTCCTGGGCAAACTTCATTGGATTATTCATCCTCTTTCTGATTGACTCAATATCTTTTCTATTATACTCCCACCACCAACCATATTCTTTCTTTGCATATCCATTATCTTCAGCCATCCACATTCTATGATACAAGTTACCAACACCATTCGGTGTAGACTCAATTATAATCTTACCATCAATAGGAACAGAATTTTCAATAGCAGCCATTTTCTCTTCTGTCTTTTCCCAAAAAGCAAGTTCGGTTAGTAGACAATTATGAACCACCCCAGCGTGAGTAAGAAAACTATGAGGCTCATTTTTTAATATAATATCATAAACAAATTTTTCTTTTTCTATTTCTTTTATAGAACTAATTTTTGACCAATAATATTTCTTACCTCTTAACCAATACCCATGACCTAAATTTGCATTTGGTTTATTCTCAAATTTCCATCGTGCCCTATTACTATCATATTTTGGCAATTCATAATTAAGTTTACGCCTTATTTTATAATTACCTTTCCCTGATATTATTACATCATATCTGTCTCTTGTCTTAATTCCATATCTATAAATATTTTCTGTTTTATAAATTCCAGGCAAACCAAGTCTTAATGAAACCATTAATCTTTTTACAGATAATGCCAATTTTTCACTAATGGTTGTGATTCTTATTTCTCTATTATTTTTTGTATATCCATCTCCATCTATTAGCCCTCTCAACAAACCACGACCAAAGTCCCATCCCCAATTCCAAATACTTTGATTTATATATTTATCTTTTGCATTATTTCCAAACAAACTCTCAATAAATTGTGCAAAATCTTTTCCATATAAATAAATAACAACACCTTTACTATCTTTTTGTCTTTGTATGTTAACAGATGATATGTGTGGCTTAATACATTCAACAATACTTAAAACTTTATCTATTTCGTCTTCATGTATGCTTAAACTAATTCTATTTATATCACAATGTCCTTCTGCTATATACCAAC